GTAGGAGTGTGATCACTGTTAAACCAAGTGAAAGAGGTCGTAGACATTTGCCGTCTTTGGCATCTCGTCTATGGAGAGGACGTTGCGCATCCAGCGTTTCTGGGGTATGAATACTTCGTCCGGGTCGAGGGTGCTGGTGAGTGTGACAAGCTCTTCCATCCAATAATTACATTTGTCGAAGAATGAGTTGGATAGACCAGCGGCGATGGATTGCCCCAATATACGTTGACGTGAACGATTTGGGTTGCCGACGTACTTTTCTGGAAAGAAAGCAGTCTGCAGTAGTTCTTCGATTGGACGGTAAAGACCGCCTCCACGTTTGGAGTAACCTAAGAACTTGAGTTCTATGCCCTTGTCTGAGAACATGACTTTGGAAGGGTTGATTTCAAAACCGAGCTGGCTCATATGATGAGAAAACTCCTCGATTGAGAAATCGGGGTCGACGGATGTTGCCATGTCGTCGCCCACTACAAACATCTTTAAAACGTCGGGCTTCTTGTGTCCCATACGTAGACGTGAGTAAACGGTAGCCAATGTTGTGACAAGAGTGTCAACGAGTTGAGTGAAACCGGAACCGGAAGGAACGCCACCTGCCTTCTTGATCAGCTGACCAGAAGGTAAGAGGATAGGTGTGCGTTTGAAGTAGTAATGAAGAAAGTCAAAGACATTTGAATTACGAGTTTCAGATGAAGCGGTCATGCCCATGTCAAAGAAAGACTTGAGCTGCGAGAAAGCCCAATCGATCCAATCTGGACCAACGGACGTGTCGAGCTTACTGATATCGGTGACAAGACCGAATTTCTTATCATCAAGTAGGTGGTCAATGATGAAAGGGAGAGCCTTTGTCATATTGCGCCCTACAGGGTAAGGGGTCTTGCCAAACATGTCGGAGAAGCGTTTAACTAAAGGTATGCAGTAACGCATTTCCATGACTTTTACTTCGGCTGGGTATGCCCAAACACCTCTTGCTTTGATCTTTTCATCTATCTCGGCTCGTTTGATGAGCCCAGGTCGAAGTCCAATCATGCAGGGTGGGGCGCGAACAGCACCAGGGTGCAGAAATTTCGCGAAGTGGTTGAGACGTTTTGTCTTGTCATAGATATGACCAAGACATTCGCCTTGTGTCGCGTATTCTCGTCGAAGGGGAAGTCCGGGAGAAGAGGACATGTCCAGATGGGGTAGTATCTCATGCCAGCCAGCGAAGTTAAAGTCGATGGGTTCGACGGTGCCGACTGCTGAGAACATCTCACTTACTATCTGTTTTGCCTCTGTCATAAGTCTGCCGGTGGGCATCCTTTTCCAACGACGGTCAAAAAGTTTCATGAACTTCATGACGCGGTCTGGAGTGCAGGGGTCGCGAAGATAAGTTTCCTCCAGGTGAAGGACAACTTGTGGTGCTTTGGACTTGAGGACGCTGCGAAACCAAGGATCGAATTTCGGGACAGAGTTGTTGAACGGGTAATGGTCCATCTTTCCTAAATATTGCATGGTTTCAGTGCACTCAAGGGTGTACTCAGGCTTAGAGTAAGTACTAAGCGGAGCTTTTGCAATGAAGCTCTTCGTAACACTCGGTGCTACGGAGGCCGACGGCCCGCGCGGAGAAGCGATGGTTCCCGCGTATTCCTGCCTTGCCAGGTAAGGAATAACGCCTTCAGGGAATAGTTCCCTCAGGCGGAGCCGTCTCTCAAGGGCGAGAGCCCGTTGATAAACGTTTGGTATTTCAGATAAAAGCATGTGCCGGTAAATATAA